CCTTGGCCAGCAGAAGTCTGCGGTAGACTGCATCGGTCAATGGAGTAGTTACAAAACCCGCGGACTCTTCACCTTTGAAGATACCACCATCGCCGGGAGTAGCCTCAGCTGCCATCTTCTCACCAGCACCTGCAAAACCGAAGAACAAGTCTGCCAAGGCTATCTGTCGAGATTGGTCGATAATGACACCTATGATATCCAATTGGACACCAACTGCGTGCTGTATGGTCCTTCCTAAGTAAACCGAGTCCAGCTGATAGAACAAGCTATCCATCTCCTCAAAGAACGCACGGAAGTACGCAACAAGGTTTGGCTTGTTCTGATACTGCTCTAGCAGCATCCCCAGCATGATGTCTACGCCCTTGGTCTGACTAACGGGGACATCCTCTATGTAGTCTTCCCGGAAGATAGGGCTGAACCTAAATGGCTCATCGCTCGTAGGACGAACCGTCCCTTGATTTTGAATAGCCATATTAGGACTCCACGATAGTGATATCTGTGGTGAGCATGCTAGCGTACTCTGTGTCAGTCATCACAAGGTTTGCAGTTCCCTGAGCATCACCTGCCCGGGCCAGGGTCAGGGTATTCACCTGAGCTTTTCCGTAAGGGGTGATGTAGGTAAACAGGCGAGACCAAATAACATCTTCACCAGCAAGCAGGGACTCAATGTGGCCTACTAGGGCTGCCTTGATTTGCTCAATGGCTCCAGCACTTTCTGTGTCAAGGAAGGTTATGTCCATCTCTATTTCTATAGTTACCGCAGACGCCTTAGTAAATTTGATGTCGTGAGAGAAGCCTTGCACATCTGTGATAGAGGTAGTTGTAGACCCGAAGGTAGGGCAGCCCACAGCGTTAGTTTCAAAGATGACTGTTGCAATGCTCTCATCGGTGACAGTGCCAACCTCTCCCACAGTTACTGCGATGGTATTGGCCGGTACTCCATCGACGGTAATGGTTGCGTCATTGTTGAATACGCTTGCTTGGTCTACTCCCAACTCTAACAGGCGAGCCTGCATAGTATCTACTACGGACGTGTAGTTGCGCATCACAGTAGTCTGGCGTAGGTTACGATACTTCTGTTCGCTGTCTGCCAAGGTTCCGATAGTACCCGCAGTAGTCTGCGTGATCGAAGTCCAGCCACTGATCGGTGTTGTGATAGTGGTAAGTGTCGAGATAGGTACAGGTATCGGCCCCGGGACACGGCTAATAACTTGTGCGTTACTGGGAATGGTTGTGTTGAAAGCCACGTAGAACTCGTTGCCGTCATCATCAGTAACTATGGAGTTAGCTGGCACGACAGTTCCCGCAGTTCCTTGCAGCTCAATAGTTGCGTAAGATCGGTTGGCTGTTCCGTAAGTCAGGCCAGAGATCAGGCCAATGTTGCGAAGTGCCGCACCAGTAGCAACCGCAGGGTTGTAGCTATTATATACTAGGTCAAGTTGCGTCCAAGCATTCCATAATTCGAATGCGAAGATTTCAACCAGCTGACCGTCAGGAGATTCGGGGCTAAAGTCAAAGCCGGGATTTATTAGCTCCAGCTTTCCCTTGATGCGCTCTTGAATATCCTCAAGTGTTTCTGGCACAAAACCAGAAGAAGTTAATCCTGCCATTAGGTTGCTCCCCAAGGTACGGTTAATGAAATTTCACCATAGATGGTACGTGCGGTGAACTGTATAGTTAATTTTCTTGCTTCATAGGTGGCAGACAAACTGTCAACTACCAGAACACCCTGAGTAGCCAAGATGATTTTACGTGCGCGAGTTTCAATGTTGAACCTATCAAAGCCCCGCTCAAAGTCCGAGAGGCTCAGCCATCCGATGGAAGGGTCGAGTATCCACTCAGTCAGGCCAGTGCGTAACTTGCTCTGTACCTGTTGTACTACAAAGCGGCCATCGTCTACACGGGCCACTCCACCACCGTCCTGAAGTATCAGGTCTCCTGTGGTTTTATCAAGTGCTAGATAGGTACTCATTAGCAGCTCCTTAAACTGTGAATTGCATGACAGTATATTTCTCCGTCATCCCAAATTTCTTGAACGTGCGAAGGAAACCTCGCCGTCCTCTGAACTCAATTGTGCTGAGTCCCCTTGACTGTGCCAGTGCAACAAACTGAGAGTGTAACGTGTCCCACTCATTCCAGACATCTCCAGCAGCGCCAACAAATGTTAGCACGCCATCATCCCGGGTGAACAAGACAACGATACCTATGATGCGTCCCTCACCTGTGAAGGTGAAGAACATTTCATATTCGTCCGAAACCAAACGATTGTAAATCTCATGGGCAGGACACTCTTCAGTTGCCATGTCATATAGCCAGCCTTCAACTTCACTCTGGTACTGGTCAACCAATTCCGTTGTTGCTTTCTTCAAGGACATTTATTCTCTCCGTCAATGCTTGCATCATTTCTTTTAGGCTATCGTTCTCACGCTTGAGGTACTTGACAGAATTAAGCAAGTCCCAGTCGTGTTCGATACCCATTACGTAGTAAGACTCTTCAGGGTCATCCCCGCTATTTAGGCTTACACCTTCGGGGTAAACTTCCGCATACTCCTGAGCTATAGCACCCCGTATATTCTCTGCCTCTACCTGTGCTGGGCAGAGAGCATTACGCTCCTCATCCCCATGCCACATGTGAGACATCTTGGTATAGTCAACAACACGCACAGCTTCGATCTTTGCCATAGACTCTTCCAAGTCTACCTCAACTATATCTTTCTTTAGTCGGATATCAGAAGGTGCTACAAACTTCGGGATGAGCCCATTACGGGAATGTATAGAACCCTGATCAGTTGCTCCGCTTGAGCTAAACTGCACACACTGAGAGTACACTGACGTGTTTGAATTGTTGTAGATATGGACTGCGTAGGTAGCTGTAGTATCCGTAGCAACAGGCTGAAATTTATGAGCACCATATGATGTCACTCCGTTCGCTGTGCTGAGCAGCCTCCCGTAAGTATTAAAGTTTAGCTTGGCAAACACTCCAGAGGTAGTCCCTCCAACCTCAACACCCGGCTGTATTGTATTGGTCACACCATTACGCGCCTGTAGCTCAACTCCTGAGGTTCCATCTGTTCTGTCACCCCGCACCTTTACAGTAGTCTTTGAGTTAAGGCCTACTTCCCCATCACGTACAAAGGACATCCAGCTATACTGGTGAGATACTCCGAAGGCATTGTACTGCCCCAGTTGTGCATCACCCGAAGTAAGACAGGCAAGCCCGACAGCCCCTGCACTATTTGCGGCTGTGAGTCTGCGCTCAGTCGCGGCAGTGCCAAAGGTACGTATGTCTGCGTTCCTTGCCTGTAGCTCACTAGTGAAAGTCTTTATGCCAGCGACTACCTCATCGCCAGTGAGGCCAACAAAGTCGGTGTAGTTTGAGTCCCCGTATGCCTTAGTCATTACGTCCTGCGGGTTAACCGGGTCAGCAGCACCGCTTATGGCCCCTCCACCCATAGCCAGACTTCCAGCAATAGTTACAACGCCGGTTAGGGTGATATTCCCTGTAATGCTATGGGTTGTTCCTGTAACTACTAGGTTGCCTGTCCACGTAGTATCAGGCACTGTCACTGTGTATGTGGTGGCAAGCTCAAGAGAACCCGCAGCAGGTCCAACAATGTCAATGTCCCCAGCCTCTCTCAAGGAGATGTACTGGGTCAGTTCAGTATTACGAAACTCTGCGTCCGTGGCTGAGTAGTTTGGGATAGCTCGGGGAATTGTGTTCAGGCCTACGATGGCTAAGCCGTCCTTGTTGGAGAACGTTCGTCGCAACCAAGGAGCAGGGTTCTTTGCAAATGACCCCGCACTGTCCTTGTCCAGCCACAGCCAGTGGTCATACCCGAACTGACTGAACAGCATCAGGCAAGTATCTCCAGCCTTAATAGGCATAGTGACTGAGTAGCCGCCACCAGAAACTGTGTGCACAGGTACGTCCATCAGCTTGCCACGTTTTATGGTAGATTCCGAATCCGTGGCCGAGTAGAAAATCCTTTCAGCAGAAACCTGTATTGTTGCGGTCTGGGTCGCTGGGAAGTACTCCACCACGCGCCCGGGCATTACTATGTTGTAGTCTTCCCAATTCATGCGGGACTCCTTATTCGCAACACTCCACTTTTGTCACTATGGAGTTCGCACCTGTTAAACCAGTATTGGTATTGTTCACTGTGGGGTCTAGCTTATCTCTTCCCCACTTAGTAGCCGCTGTCAGTATCTGATCAGTACGGGGAAGGGACTCGCCGGGAGTGTAGGGAAACTTCGGGTCAGCGTTAGTTATTCCTCGTACTAAGCAGCCTATGCCAGACTGTATCAGGGACTGGGCATACTGATTGTCAGTCATGTGGACTGTCTCGTACACGGCACCATAGAGGGACTTGCGAAGCTCGCCCATAGCTGTGTCGATAAGGTCAGTAGCCAACTCTGTAGCCACCCGATCTCCCTCGTTGATTAGACAGGCACTCACTTGCGCAAAGCCGCCCTTGGTGTTGTTAGCAAAGTCCTTCAGACGCTCAGCTGCTTCTGCGGCTGTTATTATATCCGAGGTTGCCTCTGGGTTGTATAAGTCAATAGCACTGGTATGTGCCTCGTATGCCCATGAGCTAGTGGAGGGGTCTTGCCCTGTAGATAGGAAAGTATGTCGGGTGCGAACACCTGCACTATCTACCCCATCAACTACAAAGTCTTGACCCATTGTAAAGTTCGCTTCACTGATCTTGTTGCACTCACAAACTTCTATTCCTGCTTCCCGGAGCAATAGCTCGCGAGTGGTCTTTTTAGAGCCAGTCAGCTCGGAGAAGGAAAGCAACTTAGGTGTTGTACCGTTGACTGCACCAGACACGACAAGCTCCTCACCCATAATGGTGAACTCCATTGCGTCTGTCATGCCAGCTACTTGCTTGGTACTGAATTTGGTAAATACGACAGGGCCATAAACGCCAAGGTTTGTTACTACCTCGCAGGGCTCTGCCTCGTTTATCAGCCTCTCCAGTTCCTCGAAGATTGTGCTGGCGCTGTTACTTGAGTATTGGATTAGTCCATCAGCCAGTGCAGCCTTGCGACCAACCATCTTACCAAATAGTACATTGGTTATGATGCCGGTAATATTAACTACCCTGTTCTTTCGAATAGAGTTGTTGCTAACAAGGAAGCCTGTCTGTACTGGAAACTTGGTGATCTCCGCAGAGGCTTGGTGGGCCTCAGAGATTACTGTGTGGAACTTGATTGTTTCTGTTTCATCAGCCGTACCACCATACGGATAAGAAATCATAGCTGGAGTTACTGTGGCCATATCAATTACCTAAACCAGTGGGTGGTTGGCATTGCCAAACCGTCAAGGGGAGCTACCGCAGTAGCCTGTGTTTGCCACTCAGAAGTGTAGTTACTTCCTTTGTGCTGTACAACGAGAGTCTGGTAGCGACTGTAGCCTGCTATCGACTTTCTAGCAAAGTCTTTTGCTATCTGTAGAGTCTGCTCGTCTTGCGAAGTGCCAGCAGTAAGTAGCTGGGAAATATCCAGTACAGCTCCCGGCTCAATGTTGCCGTCGAGGTTAGAGACAACCTGTAGCTGTGCTGGTGCCAACTTGGGATTGGCTCGCATGTTGTTGGTGTTAAGGACCACCGGCTGTAAGTTATCCAGCTCCGTGAGAGGAACCTGCGCAAGATTTGGTGTGTACACAAACAGAAACTCGTCAGGCCTTGTGTAGCTCAGGAAGCCATGCTCTCTTTTAAGATCGTTGAGGCATTGATTGACTGAGCCGATAAGTGGAGCCTTTGGACGTGGCGGGATATACTCTTGCTGGTTACTTGGGAAGCATTGATACCTAACCCTACCCTGATAACCCGCATCAAGTAGCAGAGCAGTAATTAGGTTTTCCAGTTTTGGCTGGTTGACCTCCTCTATGTTTACTTGCTTCTCAAGAATTTCCTTTCCCTTTGAATAGCAGTACAGGGTAGTAATCACATTTGGTATCTTGTTTTCTGTGATGGTATTTGAGATGAAGAAATCTGATATCACCACAAATTCCTGTGAGCCATGCAATCGAGTTGTTACTGTTGCATAGTGGTCGGCGTTGCCACCGATAAGGTTCGCGATGGATTCTTCATTTAGATTATAAATTGAGATTGAGGCTCTACTGAAACCATCAACCTCCCTCACATCAAAGTCTACGCGAAGTCCGGTTGCGTCTAGTATTGCGCGCCCGTTCTTATCAGTTATCTTGAGAATGACCTCTTGACCAAATTTCTTCATAAGACCTCCGAGGTCATTAGTTTAGTTGCTGTTTCTAAGTGGAGAGAAATGCCCACCTGCAATATTGATATCGGCATCGTCTGTTTTCGCCTCAAGCTCAGAGTCGCCATTCTTATCAACGATGTTAGTAAGGTTGATATTTACTTGAGGCTTGCCATTTCCTTGGCTAGCAGACTGTGTGGCTTCCACCCTACGACTAGGAAGAATAACATTTCCTTGTGAGTCGTAGTTGTCTGGGCTATTAGCTGCCTCAATCATCTCCACAGCACCCATCCGAGCCCCTTCAAGCAGTCCCGCATCCCCAGCCTTCCCGCCAAGTATTGCACCAGCGGCCAGAGCAGCAGTGCCTAGTTTAACAATGGCATTTGAAGTAGACTTATAGCTATTCAAGATTTCATTGGTGGCAACGCCAAGACCTTTGTTGTAACTGGTCTCATCACCCTTTAGGGTTGAGACTGTAGCTTCCTGAAGTATTTGGTGGCCAATACGTCCGTCTTCCTGTCCGAGGTTGGCTTGTCGCATTGCCTCCGCCTCAACAGTAACGGATTGAGTCATAGACCCACCACGACCATCGTAAGCAGCCAACTTGTCATAGCCCATTACCCTCATGTACTGTGAACGCATCTCAGGGGAGAGGTCTCTGCTTTCCTTGTCAGCGAAGTTAAGTAACTGAGAGGGACTCATCCCTTTCATCTTCTCCCACCGAACAGTGTCGAACTTGTCCGCTATCCCGGGAGACTTACCAAGCTCAGCCTTAATACGAGTGAATTCAGAAGCAGCTGTTTCTTCGTTGTTGAACTTGGCCTGCATGTTTCCAGCAGCCATCAACAAACTGTTCGCATCCCTTTCGTCGATACCACCTTGACGCATAGCCCATTGCGAGCCACGAGTCTCATCAGCACCTTGACCAATCTCAGCAGCGAGTCGGATAGTACCCATGCCAGAAGCCATACCTTCACGAATCATCTTGAAGGCATCGTCAACAGCACCAGCCCACGACTTTGCAGAATCTTGTGCTTGCTTTAATGAGTCAGAGAACTCGCGCACGGAATCGCTAGCTTCACCTTCAGCCTGTATACGATCATTCGCCATCTGCAATGCTTCTGCGTGTGCCGCTTCCAGCTCTTCTGTGGAGAAGCCGGGACCGTCTTCGGAGCCTTGGTTCATTGTAGCGGGACCACGACCATCAGCCTTCTGCATCCCGGCGTCTTCTTGCTTGATGCGGTACAGCTCAGTCATCATATCACCAGCTCTTTGCTCTGGCTTGTTGCGGTAGTTTATCTCAGCAGCAGCGAATTGTTCCTCGTTGGTTCTGGGTCCACTTCCTCCGTCACGCCAAGCGGTCATTGGTGCTTCTACTGCGGTGGGATTGGAAGGAACGAACCTTGCCGCTGCACCAGTCGCAGCTTTCTGTCTGGCAGCTAAGCCGCCTTCTTTATTCTTGAATGCTCTCAAAGCCTTCACTCCTTCCACTGTCTCTGGTGTTGCATCCAATTTCTCGAACACAGCCTGAGCGCGGTTAATCAGTTCTTGTTGGTATTCCTCGTCAGCATACATTATGTCCTGAGTAGTTTCACCAGTGTCTGCGTTGGTAACGAACAGGGTTGTCTGGCTCTCACCAGTAATGAGCATCTGCAATTGCATCTGTGCAGTGTACCTGTCCATAGCACCGGGAACTCGTGCCTCTTTCAGAATCTTGAGCTCAAGCAAGCCAGCTGAACTTCCATCTTCATTGTACAGTCTGGCATCTGGTGAGGCTCCCATCCCGGGCAAATCATCCCGAGTTTCGAAGTAGGCATCCTCAGCAATTATCCCCGGGTTCTGCATTAGGAACTTCCGCTTTGCAGCTTCCTCCCCAGCACTACCACGAGCACTGAACGTGTTACCCATAAAAGGTTTGTTGCCACTGCTACGATATCCTTTCGCCCCTGTGGGGTCCAGCCTATCTTCCAGCATGTTGCGTGCGGCAATATCTGTTCCGTGCTTGCCCATTAGAGTAGCAGCTACAGAAGCAGTCAGCTTCCCTTTACGCAAGTTGAGCCACTCAGCACTTCCCTGTTCAGGTGGAGCGTACTGGCGAGTCATCCAGTTGTACTTTTCCCTAGCTGTGAAGTCTCCCCGCAATGGGTCAGACCTCATACCCCGTACATCATCCATGCTGTACCCTGAACGTGCCACCTTGAATGCTTCTTCTTGTGTGGCTCCTTCACGGATAGCTTCAGAGTAGAGCTGTTGCTCAGACAAAGCATCTTGAGCTCCATCCAGAGGAACGGACCTTGCACTCCCCAGTCCCTGTGCGGTTGGCAACTCAGTATTGGTGAACCCACCGTCTTGCTCTCCGGTGGTTATATAGTTCCACATCTGTTGAGACATGTTGCCTATGCTCTGGCCACCGCTAACAGTAATATCTGCGTTGGCCCGTCCAAGGGCATGTCGAGCCTCACCAGTGTTCCTTGCGAAGTCTCCGTAGTCATACGCACCAGCAGTTGGCTGTCCGTCAAGGCCCAGTAGTGCAGCCTCGCCCCAGTTCTGTTGAGACAAACGATAGGTCTCATCAGTAGGGTCATAGCCACGAGTATACCTTCCCTGTCCCTCAGACTCATTGCGGTGCTCTGGCATCTGCTCCTTGAGGACACGAGAGACAAAGTGGGCCTTGTACAGCGCCTGCTCGTACTCGTAGTCTCGGGTAGGCTTATCTATGCCCTTGCCACCGTATAGGGAGTTCTTAACGCTAGGGCGCATTTCCCAGTACCGAGGGTCATCCGCTGTCATCTCCAGCTTGGCAAAGCTCTCACGGGTGTGTGGGGAGCCCGACCAAGTTCCTCCAATGTTAGCTGTGTCCTTGGTGCCGAAGGGTATGCCATACTCGTTGGGTAGCATTAGTAGCCTGCTACTGCCCTCTACTGCACTTCCGTTCAGGGAGTACTTCAGGAACTCAGCTTGCGCCCTGTCCAAAGTCTCCTCACCTATCTTGCTGTTCTGATTAGCTTCGCTCAGGGCGGCCCCTGCAAGCTCTCTGGAGAAAGCCATAGCTTGGGCGAACTCTGTGTCCAGTCTGTTCTGTTCTTTCGCCTGTACGTCCTGAGAGTATCCTGAGAGGTCCGTACTATTCGGGACCACGCCCGGGGCCAGACGGGAGCCCACATTGCCCATGTAGATGTCTGTCCGTGTCATATAGCCGTGGGCCAGATTCACATCGGACTGACTGGGGTTGGCTGCAAAGGATTTGCTATAGCTCACATCTGTAGTGGCCGACTCTGCGTACAGGTTGGTCTTGTCCCGTACCAATTGGGTCTTGCCATACTTGGTCTCCTCAACCAGCCCAGAGACCTCGTAGGAGCCGTACAGCGAGGGAGAGACT